TATGACACCTTTAGTAAAAAGTTTCATACATTTGGATTGAATCCGTATGATAACAAAGCTGAAAATGTAATTTATTACCACTGTAAGAATGAGAGAGCTCTATTTATTAAGTTTATTGAGTATATTGAAGCTGACTTTCCAGATATTCTTAGTGGCTGGAACTCAGAGTTCTTTGATATTCCATATATTATCAATCGTATTGAAAGACTGCTTGGTCAAGAGTATGTAAATAGACTTTCTCCTACTGGTCAAGTATATGATCGGATGATGAGAGGTAAATTCGGTCGCGAAGTTAAGCGCTATTATATTAGCGGTGTTGCTTGTATTGATTATCTTGATATTTACAAGCGATTCTGCTTAAGACTTAGAGAGTCTTATAAATTAGATGCAATTGGCGAGGTTGAACTTAATGAACGTAAGATTGATTACGGTAATATTAATCTAGCTACACTGTCAGAGACTGATTGGGATACATTCGTAAAATATAATATTCAAGACGTTAACTTACTTGTTAGACTTGAGGAGAAATTACAGTATGTATCATTATTACGAATGCTTTCTTATGTAGGTTTAACTACGCTTGAAGGCGCTATGGGTACTATCTCGGTTATTAACGGTGCATTAACTATTAAAGCGCGTAAGCGTAAGGAAGTTATTTCAACTTTTGTAAGACCTCAAGCAGAAGGTAAAAATCCTGGCGCCTATGTAGCTGAGCCTAAACATGGATTTAAAGAAAATGTAGTATCTTTTGATGCTAATTCCCTATATCCAAACGTTATGATTGCTCTTAACTTGTCCCCTGAAACAAAGGTAGGTAAGATAGAGAAAACTGATGATAATAACTTCGTTGTGCATCATGTATCTGGTAAATCATTTAACTTAACTAAAGAAAAGTTTAGCTCTTTTATTAAGCAAGAAGAGTTATCTATTACGAAGGCTGGATTCCTATTTACTCAAAAGAAACAAGGGATTATTCCTGAATTCCTCGATCACTATTACAAAGAGCGTGTTATTATTAAGGAAGAACTATTTAAAGTTCGTAAAAAGCTACAAACACTTAATAAGTCTGACGCCGACTATGAAAAAGTACAGTTTGAAGTAGAGAGACTTAATACTAAGCAAATGGTTATTAAGATTCTTGTTAATAGTTGCTACGGATATATGGGTAATAAACAAGCTCCTATTGGCGATGATGATATTGCATCGTCTGTAACGTTAACCGGTCAAGCTGTTATTAAGCAAGCCGGTAAACTACTACAAGACTACCTTACTACTAACTTTAATGTAACGGATTCACATACTCTTAATGAGAGTTGGGTATACTCTGATACAGACTCGTGTTATTTTTCATTAGGTTGTATAAAAGATAAAGTACCTCTTAAGGATGGTGAGGTTATATCAGAAAAGTTTTATAAAACCGTAAATGATCTTGAAGATTATCTTAATGTAGGTATTACATCATGGGCTAAAAAGAACTTACTTACGAAAGACAGTCGATTCGTGTTTAAGCGTGAGTGTATTGCAGACGTCGCCGTATTTCTTCAAAAGAAACGATATGTCATGCATATTCTCGATGATGAAGGTCTTAAGGTTAATAAATTTAAGTATGTTGGTGTAGAAGTCGTACGAACTACAATGCCTAATGCGATTAAACCGTATGCTAAGAAGATTATCGAGACGATGTTGTTAACACAATCTCAAAATCAGACTAATAAATTACTTAATGAAACGTTTGATGTGTTTAAGAGTCTTTCACCGGAGGAAATTGCGTTTGTTATGGGTGTTAAGGGGTATGAAAAGTATGAATCACAGTGTAAGGAGTTTCTTGTAGCGAAAGGAATGCCTATTCACGTTAAGTCAGCTTATTATCATAATTTGATTATGTCAAAAATTGATGGCAAGAGTGAGACTATTACATCTGGTGATAAAATTAGATATCTATATGTAGAAAAGCAAAACAAATATGGTATTACAACTATCGGCTTTAAGTATAATTATAATGATGAGTTTAGAAACCTATTTAAGATCGACTATGTACTAATGTTTGAAAAGATCTTATTTAATTCGATTGAGAGATTTTATGACTCTGTAAATTGGCGTATTAGAAAGCCAACTGATAATGTGCAAACAGAACTTGATGATTTATTTGGATTCTAATCTAGTTGCAAAATAAAAATTAACAACTATATACTATTAATATGGAATACTTAGACCAACCTGAACTTGACGATACAAGACGCTCCCACCCTGCTTTTTGGCGTGGTAAAGCAAGAGGTATTGAAGCAATATTACGCATTGTATCGGATATTATGATGGGACATGATGATGGTTCAGGTGTTAATAATCAACCTGACGTTGAGATTATGCGTCGTGGATTACTAGCATGGAGAGAAGAAGTAAATAAATCGCTTACCACCGTTAACAAAAAAGTTGAAAAGTAAGATTAGTAATATACAATAAATATCATGAGTAAAATTACAACAATTATTGATCATATCGGCCGTACAGTTATTGGAGTAGAAGTTGAACAGACTGATACAACATTAACTCTAGATAATCCTGTCATTATTCACGTCCAACCTAACCCACAAAGCGGACAACTTCAAGTTCAATCTATTCCCTATATCTTTATGGAGTTCCTTGCACCTGGTTCACGTACATCTAACCATTGGACATTTAGTAGAGCTAGTATCGTGCAATCTTCTGTAGAACTTGACAGTAAAATTATTCTCCAGTATAACGGTATTAACACGCCTCAACCGTCACAACCTCAAGGTGAACCACAAGTAATTCGTTTATTTGAAGACTAAAAATTAAATAAAATTAGTAGACCCTCGGCGCCTCTGACATAAGCGTAATTCCGAGGGTATTTTTTTGTCTTGATTTTTAAGGTTAAGTATCCATAATACCTATATGGATAAAGATGTTAAAAGTGCCCTAGATAGTATTGATGAGGTGAATCCTTTCGCTACTTATCTCTCAGATAGCACACTGAGTAGAGTAGATAGCTGGATTGACACAGGCAGTTATGTGCTTAACGCTATTATTTCTGGTTCTGTGTATGGTGGTATTCCTAAAGGTCGTGTAGTTATGCTTGCAGGTGAGTCTATGACAGGTAAATCACTATTTGTACAAAAAATTCTCGCTAATGCTCAAAAAGAAGGACTTATTCCTGTTATTTTTGATACAGAAAATGCTATCGATGCAGAAGGAGCTTCTCGTATTGGTTTAGATGTAACTAAAGTTAAATACGTACCGTGTGTTAGTATTGAACAAACAAGAAACGCACTGTATAAGTTTCTTACATCTGTTCAAGAGAAAAAACTACAGGGTAGGTTTATTGTAGCTATCGATTCACTCGGTAATCTTCAATCTGAACTCGAACATTCTCGTATGGGTAAAGAAAGTACTAGTTCTGATATGGGATCCAAAGCTCGTGCAATGAAGACACTGCTACAAACGTGTACTAACCTTGGCTCTATTACACAAACAACAATTTTACTTACAAATCACGTTTATGATGATCCGACAGCAATGTTTCCATCAATTGAAAAGAATATGCCGGGCGGTAAAGCGTGTGTTTACCTTCCATCTGTTACTGTTCAACTAGCCCGTAAACCTGTTAAAGATGATGGTGGTAAGACTACTGACGCTAAACTCGCTGTGGGTCAGAAAAACTACTCTGGTATTATTATTAGAGCTTTAACTCGTAAAAATCGCTTTATTAAGCAATATCTTGAAGGTGAAATGTTTTTATCCTTTTCATCTGGTCTAGACAGATATTACGGTTTACTTGATTTAGCTGTAGGTCACGGTATACTTATTCAAGGTGGAGCTACTTATACACTTGAAGACGGTACAAAGGTAGGTTACTATCGTAATTTTAGAAAAGATATTAAACTCTGGGAAGAGACTATTATTCCTAAGCTTGAGTTAAAAATTAAAAAAGAATGGTCTTACTCAAACGATGAGACTGAGGTACCGGAAGAAATTATTGAAACAGAAGAGCATGAGTGAAGAACTAAGTATATCAGAAATTTTGACAAACTACGAAAAATCGATTGGTTCTATAGAACCAATACCACCTGAAAAATTAGTCTTAGCATTCTCTGGAGGAATGGACTCGACTGTACTACTGCATATTGCTGCTGCAGGAGGTGTAAAGGAAATCCATACTGTGTCTTTTGACTACGGTCAACGACATGGTAGAGAACTACTTTGTATGGATATTCAATTGCGAACTATTAGAGAAAAATACCCTAATATTCTTGTTACAAACAAGACACTCGATGTGACATATTTAAAAGATATTTCACCTACTTCATCACTTACTAATGATGAAATTGACAATCCAGACATTAATAAAATTGCTGGAGATGCGCAGCCTGTATCTTATGTACCGTTTAGAAATCAGATGTTTATTACAATTTGCTGTGCTTATGCAGAGAGTTTAAAAGCGGATGAAGTATGGTATGGTGCCGCACAAGTTGACTCTTTAGCCGGCTACTGGGATGGAGATTTTTCGTTCGTTGACAAGATGAATGAACTTATATCACTTAACAGACAACATAGAATCCGCGTGGGAGCTCCATTGCTCTCCCTGTCAAAGGCTGATATTATAAGACAGGGTGTAGAATTAGGAGTAAACTTCGGAGACACGTGGACATGTTATTCAAATCGCGAAGATAGACTAGCTGATGCTACTACACCTTCGAGTAGTTTGCGTATTCAGGGCTTTATTGATGCTGGATACAGAGATCCCATCAAGTACCTACAACAGGAAAAGCTTGATGGGATCTATGAAGCTAAAGGATGTTACATTCCGTAACTTCTTAATTCAGCTAGCTGCTTAGAAGTTTGTGGTTTAAACTTGTCTCTAAAGCTTACTGATTCAACGATCGGCTTTGGAGATGAGTAAACTCTTTGCTCTGACATATAATCAAGAACAGAGCTTTCTTTAATTGGTTGTTTTCCACCTAGAGCAGCTTGAACTGCTTTTGTTTGTGCA